CCGGACGTTCTTCCGTTCATAGACGCGATCCCAGTTTACCGCAAGGGCAAGGTTCGCGTTCGACGGGTTCTTCGGCGACGTGCTGGAAACCGTCGTGTCCTGCCATTCGATTCCCCGCGGGTGCAGGATGAAATGGCGACGGGTGATCAGGTACGTTTCCCCGGCCAGTCCGTCGCGATCCGTTTCTACCGCTTCGGAAGGATCCAGGGACTTGTCGGCCCGTGCGATTGCGCCACGTCCGAAAAGGTAAGTCGCATACTTGTAGCCCGACGTGCCCCCGGCGTCCTTCTGGACGTTGTCGTTCACGATGACCGGAAGCCCCATAAAGGTCCGCTTCACGATCGTCCCGGTCGAATCGCGTTCGTACTCGATCAGGTCGTTCTTGACCAGGGTGTTTTCGACAACGGAGTGCATCGCGATCGCGGTCAGCATGTCCTTCGCGTCGCCCATCGTTTGTGCGGCGTCCGCCACGGCGGCCCCGCTGATCTTGTTCGCCGCGGTCGCGTTGTTTCCGTCTTCGATTGAAATGTCGGAAACCATGTCGCCGGAATCGTTGTCGACGTTGTCGGCGAAGACGCCCTTCAGGAGATTGACCAGGATCGTCTGTTCCCGACGGTCCCACCATGCCGCGACCAGATCCCCGATCGCCCTTGCGGGATCGTCCCCTGCAAGATGCTTCGCAAGATCGTTCACGCCCCAGGCCTTTCCGCGCATCAGCTTGACCGCGGTGTCCTGATCGGCGTCGATCGCCGCGGGCGTAAGGTCGGCGTTATCCTGCAAGGCTTCTTCGGCCCCGTCCAGGTCGGTCCAGAACGGAAGATCGATCAAGCGTCCGCCCCCCTGGACAAGTCGCGTGATCTCCGGATCCGGAACGACGATCCCCATTCCGACCAGGGTCGACAGTTCGGCCGTCCGTTCGATCATGTAAGGGGCCCAGACTTCCGGCGTGATGACGTCGGAAACCTTTGTCGCCGTCGCGACGACGCCCAGGAATCCGAATCCGCCCAGGATCCCGATGATAGTCATAAGTGCTTCAAGGTTCATTCTTCGTGTCCCTTCGTTTGTGCCGCGGTTCTATTTGCCCGCCGCTTTCTTGAGTCTTTGCGCCAGTTCAGGGTTTTCCCGTGTGATCCGACCTTGCATCGTGAGATTCAGGGTCTTGTCCTTCCAGGGGTTGTCGATCGCTTCGCCGTTGAACGTGATCCGGTTCGTCGGTTCCTGTCCAGACCCGTGTCCCGAAGTGTCCGCGATAATCGCTTCGTTCCGGGTCTTGAAGGTTTCGACGATCGGCGTCGTTTTGTCGGCGTCATCCAGGTCTTCCAGGGACAGGTCCCCGAATTGCCCTTTGAATAGACCCGACATCGCTTCCCCGTCCACTTTGTCGATGAAGGCGATCCCGGCCGCCTGGAAGATAGACTGAAGCTTCGCTTCGCGGGTCAGACCTTCCTTGTCTTTCGACAGGGCTTCGATCTGGGCGTCCCGTTCGGCGATCTGTTCGTTCAGTTTCTCGACCTGGGCCTGAAGCTTTTCCAGTTCCGGCTTGCCTTCGTTCTCCTTCGCGTCCAGGGCGTCCTGGGCTTCCTTCGCCCGCTGATCTGCTTCGGCCTTCGCCGCTTCCGCGGCCTGGGCCCTTTCTTCTGCCTTTCGTCGGGCGTTCGCTGCCGCCGCGTCCAGGTCTTCCTGAAGCTTGTGTGTCTTCAGAAAGTCGCGTTCCGCGTCTGTCAGTTCTTCGCCGCGGGCCAGTTTGTCCAGGATTGCTTGAAGGTTCATCGTTCGCTTTCCCCTATCAGGATTTTATCATCCGGATCCCGATCCGGCCGCGATCTGAATTCGTCGGATCGCGTCGACGCGTATCGATTGCATAATCGGCCAGGATTTCCGGCCGTCAAGTTCTATTCTTCGTCTTCCAGGTCTTCTTCGTTTTCGGCGTCCCGGTCGATCGGGGCCTGGACCATAGCCTTCAGATCTTCGAATTCCATCCCGTCGATCTCGTCGATCGCTTCCTGTTTCGTTGCTTCGTCCAGATGGAAGATCTTGTCCAGGACTTCGACCTTCACCTTCGCGATCGCCCGCAGGACAGACTCCGGAAGGTTCCCGGTGTTCTCCATTTCTGTCAGGATCTTCCAGTCGTTCTCCAAGTCCGGCAGATCGAATTGTCGCGGATACGACGGGACATAGTCCTTGAATCCAGTGTCCAGGGCTTTCGACAGTACAACGGCCTTTCCTTCCCCGTCTTCCAGGACGTCCGCATTATCGGCTAGGGTCGCTTCAATGTCCCGGTGATCCCAGGCCTTCGACGCGGCCGACTGGACTTGCTTCGTATCTTCCCCACGAAGGGCCTGTCCGACGACTTCGAATAATTCCCCGCGGCGACGGGTCAGTTCCTTCGGGATCGCGCCCAGATCCGTGTCTTCCGGCGAAATGAACCGCGTCTGTCCATTTGATTCTTGCGGTTCAAGCAATGGATAGTCGATCCCCCGGACAAGTTCCAGGGCTTCTTCGAAGGGTTTATCCGTCATACTTTGCAGTTCCGTGATCAGGTCCGAAGGTACGACTAATTGTGGAAAGACGGTCTTGATCAGGTTTTCATGGTGTGCCGATTCCAGATTCAGGATCGACGCCTGGATCCGTTCCACGTCGTCAAACCAGTGAGGGATCGCGGTCGGGACGCCGATCAGGGCGAAGGGGACGACGCGGGCCGATATGGTGAAGGGTTCTTCGCGTTCGATCTCCGCGTCGGATCCGGGCGTCATATAGAGGCGGACCCCTTCGCCGTTGTCGGTCCACAAAGTCCGGACGCGACGGGTTTCCGGTTCTTCCGTCGGGTCGGCGTTGTCGTACAGGTCGACCTGGGTCAGAAGCCATTTGATCGACCCGTCTGCATTGAAACACCAGTCGACGACTTCGTCCGGCCGCCAGTGTGTCCAGAAGATCCTGTCCCCGGCCGCCTTCCGTGCCGCGATCGATCGGGTCGTCGGCTGCCCCGTTGCCGGATCCGTTTCAGGCGTTCCCCGGTCGACGCCGATCCAGGCCCAACGTCCGGCCGTGTACGTCTTCGCGATCGTCTTCATAAACGCGTCGATCGACAGGCCTGTCTTCGTCGTGTCCCGGATGAAAGTTTCGTCCGCCCCTTCACGCGTGACGCTTTGGGAAAAGACGTATTGCGTGATCTTCGTCGCGACGCGGCCCGCGTAATTGATCAGGAAGGCCCGATCCTTCCGACTTTGAATCCCGCGGGACGTGTCGCCGTTCCAGGAAGAATTCGATTCCGCGGAAAAGCGGTTCAGGCGTTCTTCGATGTAGGGGCCGCCGCCGTCCAGGACCATCAGGTTCCGCTGAAGCTGTTGAAGCCTGGAATCCAGAATCGTGTGGGTGCGGCTTGCCCGCTTGTCGTCGGTCGTTGCCATTGCGAAGTGTCCTTTCGTCTTCGGCCAGGATTTCCGATCATCCGGCCAGATCCGGCGAAGCGATTCCCGCCCGCCCTTTGATGAATCCGTCAAACATGACGACCGTCGCGTCGACCGCGTCGTCGTGCTTCCCGTCTGGGAATTCCGTGAAGTGCTTCTTCCAGAAGTCCGTCCACGGGGCCCGAAGGACATGGACGCGGCCTTCATCGAAGGGCCCTTCCAACGGGGCCGCTTTCGCGACCTTGTCCCCAGGAAGACGCGACGGGCGGACGACGACGATCCCCTTCAGAAGCTTCTTCATGCCCGTGTACGCGTCCTTGTATCCCCCGAAGGCTTCCATGTGTTGCGACACGGAACGCCCGTCCCGGACGACGGCCTGAAGGATCGCCTTGTCCCGCTTCGGGGCTTCCGCCTGAAGATGGACGACGTCCGCGATCCATACGTCGAAGGCTTTCAGTTCCCCGACGCGAAGCTTCGTCCGGTGTGCCTGGACGTATCCCAGGACGCCGACAGTGAAGTCCGGATCGTCGGACGTCCGTTCCTTTTCCGACGACGCAAGATCCCATCCCCGCTTGTATCCGTGCAACGTATATCCCCCGGCCCTATTCTTCATCGCGTTCGGGAAGTCGGCCAGTGTGTCGTGATAGACGACCTTCGTCATATCGAAAAGATTCCCGCCTTCCATAACCGGATCGCAATCCAGAAGGGCGGGAGCGAAGGATCCCTGGGCGGAATACTGCCCGACATACCATTCCCGCGGGAAGCGTTCTTCGAAAAGATAGGATCCGTCCCAGGCCCCGCTTTTCGGATCCGCGTTCTTCGCAGGGAATCGGATGATCTCGAATTGCGGAAAGTCGTCATCGTCTTCCATGTGCTTCCGGATCCGGCCGCCGATGTCGTCGACATGCCAGGGCGTCGCGACGACGATGAAGATCGACGTCGGGGCCCGCCTGGACAGAAGGTCCTGGAAGCGGGACCATGTCCTGTCGCGATATGTTTCGGAACGTGCTTCTTCGCGATTCTTGCAATAGTCATCCAGGACGATCAGGTCCCCGCCCTTTCCCGTGAGTCCGCCGCCCAGGGCGACCGCATAGACGCGGCCCGTCGTCCCTTCGATCGACCATTCATGGACGGCCCGTTCATAGGGAGACATTTGCACATCCGGAAACACGGGACTGAATCGACGCGAC